ATTAGTTAATTATGGTACAAACATAATACTAATATTTTAAACTACCAAATAAATTACAAAAAAGTTTTAGTTTTTTCTAGTTCTTCAACTAACTCCTTATACTTATAGTATATATCTTCCCACTCTGGGTCTGATAATTTGTATATAGTTCTAGCTAGTTGGGCCAGCTCTTCAGCCTTCTCAGTTCCTAGGGCCTTTCCGTACTCATAGGCGTTACCACCTTCCCACATATTACAAGATTTGCACTGTAGGTTTACGTTATCTTCATTCCATCTAGTAGCCTTATGCTGTCTACTCATAAAGTGGCCAGCGTCTCCTTCGTGAAAGTGAATAGCTTTATCACAGCTTATACATTTACCGTATCCAGCCTCGTTAGTATCTCTTAATCTTATATACCTATGGAACGGAGGGTCTATGCGCTTTGTCCACGCTCGAGCTCCTCCTTTAAGTTTACGTCTTTTAATAGCCATATATATAAAAAAAAGCCCCCCAACGAAAAACCACAAACGTCAGGAGGCATAAAATAAGTTTAGGTAGTTTTATTTAAAACAACTTTTAATATCTACTGTATCCCTTATTTAGAATCATTATAAATTACAAAAATAAAGGCAACTTTACTTGCATATGTCATTTTTTTTTACTACTATTGCACTGTTCCTTTCGGTAGGACAAAATTATTTAACTTAACAGCATTAGATATGGAAAAAACATTATACTACTTCGTTTATTATTACTTCATGGGAAGAAAGCAGCAGTATCAGAAGATGTTTAAAACAGAAGAAGCAGCCAAAGAGTTTAAGATTTCGCTAATTAATAAAGGAGTTAGCATTAGAGAATTTAGAAAAATAAATATATAATATGAATTATTCAAGATTTAGTAAGATAAATTACAGTAAAGACTCAGTAGGTGAGAAGGGTGCAGCTTATATAAAAAGCTGTAAAATAAACAAAAGAAGTGTTACAGGAGTTCAGCAGGTATTAATAGAGAAGATGTTAAAAGCAGATAATCTAAACAGCTGGGAGCGTAAATTTCTAGTAAGTGTATTAGATAGTAGAAGATTCTCTAATAAGCAAAAACACAAACTAAACAACATATACAAAAAGACTACTAATTCCTTAAAGCAGTAGCATTAGAACTTTTAAAAATATAAGATTATGAATAAAGAAGAGATAGCATTATATCAAAAAGCGTATAGAATAGCTAACAAAGAAAGAATAGCAGCATCTAAAAAAGAGTGGAATTTAGCTAATGCAGATAAGATTAAAGAAGCTAGGCATAGAAATAAAGATTCTATTAATGCTACTAAAAGAGAATGGTATAAAAACAATAAGGAGCTTAAAGCTGCTTCCGATAAAAGGTATAGAGAGGCTAATAAGGAGAAGATATTCGCTAGAAAGAAGGCTTATAGAGAGGCTAATAAAGAAAAGATAGCAGAAAAAAAGAGTTTAGATTACCTTAATGATAGAGAAAGAATTATAGCTAAAAATTCTAAATATGCTCAGTCTACTAAAGATGGGTACTTTACAGTGTATTATCTACCTGAAGAGCACTATGTAGGTCAAACCAACTCCGTTTTCTTGAGAATGAAGGGTCATAAAAGTGAGAGCAATAGACACATACTAGATGTAGAAGTCTTGGCTAAGTTTGAAACCAGAAAAGAAGCTCTAGCTTTTGAGGCTAAGCTTCACTCTATGGGTTACAATGGATTTAACGGAGGACTCTAGTCCTTCTTACCAAATATACCTTCTGAAGTACGCATACCAAAATAAGCTGTGAGAACTATAGTTAGTAAGTTAGTCATAGCGTCAATATTATATCCTAAATACCAACCTGTAACCGTAGAGACAGTAAGAAATATAAGCGTCAAAGGTCTTACACTTCTGGTCAAAGTATTTCCGTACTTTAAATCTGAATTCCACCTTTTGCTAATTCCTTTCTCAGCTTCAATATCCAATCTAAGCTCTTCTAATGCTATTTGCTTATCTTCTGCACTCATAGAGTCATCAGTTACTAGTATATCCTTTAAAGCGCCTAAAACGTCTCCAGAGGCAAGTGAGCCAGCTGCATCTATTGCCTTTCCTACTATTCCAGATTTTTTAATACTTCTCAGGAATTTACCTACTCTAGTTTCTCCGTGTATATCACGATATTTCTTCTTCTTATCCATGGTTGTTTATTTAGTACTAAAATTCCATCTTGCTCTAGTTCCTCTAATGTCATAGTGAACGAAGTTGTCGTATAAACCTAACCCACCTTCTAACATTTCTCCTGAAGCTATTAGGCCTTCTATAGTACCTACTATTAACTTAGGAGTAAATCCTTCACCTACTACAATATCCGCAGCCTTAGCTAAAATATGTTGACTGTTTTTAGAGCCACCTATAGACTGATTATATGCTCCGTGTCTATATGCACTATTAATATGTATAGGCTCTCCTATAACGTCTCTAAGTACTTGCAACTGCTCTGCTAGTAACTGTACATTTTCTATTAAGTTGTCAGGAATTATAGTTCCATCTTTACAGTTAAATTCACTAAGCCAAAAGTTGTTTGTTAGTCTCATATTAGTATTGTTTTTGCCACCATTGAAAAAATCCCCAAGCTCCTGTAGCTATTGCACCTGCTATAGCACCTACACTGGCCCACATTCTATTTTGTCTTCTTATACCTTCTTGGATATCTCTAATGGCTAACTGATTAATCTCCATCCTACTTATAAGTCCCTTTCTAGTAGTCAGCTTATCATCTTGTAGTACACTCATAATGTCCTGTACGCTAGAGTTTAAGTTGTTTACACAATTACTAGTATCCTTTACAGTGTCGAGCACCTCTCTACTAAAGGTGTCTTGTTGCTCCTTCATGAAAGAAACTTGACCTTGCAGTCTCACTATCTCTATGTCTTGGCTGTTGTCTTTACTCATTTTACTTGTATTACAGTATTATTAAGAAACTGATACCCAGCTCAAACTACTTTCTTCCCATTGATGCATTATAACTCTACCATTTTCATCCTTTACGCCTGTAGTAGGGTATGGTACGGAGCAATCCCAATTACAGGTAGTTTCGTTTAGAATCCAGCTAGGGAAAGGCTTTGGCGGTATAAATGCGTCTCTTACTGAGTCATAAGTATATCCAACTCCAGCGTAATTTTTCCTTAGAGCTACACCTCCATTTTTATTAGTACCTTCATACGTATTGTAAGACGTTCTCTTGCAGACTTGGTTTCTTATGTTTCCGTAGTAAATCTCCCAGTCGTGCTGAAGGTTTGACTCCTCCTGTCCTACTATTACTTCTGTTACTATACTGTTTGAGTCTAAAAATGCGTAGTGTGCCATATTGATTATCTAAGTATTATTGTTCCTGAAAAGACACTGTTCCTGTGCCTCCTGTTATTGTTGTCACACTGTCAGTTCCCAATGCAGACGTTGAGCTAGTTAGACCTGCACTAACCGATATTAAGTAAGTGTCAGGGTATCTAAGTATAGTCACTCCAGAACCTCCATTCGCTCTAATAGCACCACCACCGCCACCAAGATTACTAGAGCCAGCACCTCCAGCTTGATATCCTGAATTATAAGGTTCTGTTACACTTCCACCCGTACCACCGCCGCCTAGTCCTCCTTGCACACTAATAGCCACAGGGGCGTACTCAGGGTGAGAATTTACCATTCCACCACCTCCACCACCATAGTAAGGCCCAGTACCCGAAGTAGTAACTGTTATATCATTTCGTAAACCATCACCACCCTTACCTGTATAAGTTCCAGTTGATGAGCTAGGGGCACTTTCTCCAACCTCTCCAGCTCCACCACCTGCACCTGTTAAGATGTGTTCTTCGGGAGCAGTACCGCCAAAGTTTCTACTAGAACCTCCATCATAACCCTGTCCCGATTCTCCTGTACCTCCTGAAGATGCGTTTACATAACCACCACCACCACCTGAGCCACCATTACCACCTGCTCCTGCACCTCCGCCTTGTCCTCCACCAATGGATGTGAAAGTACTAAAAGTTGAATTACCTCCAGCAGTAGCGCCATTTTGTCCAGCTCCACCAGCCCCAATAGTCACACTGTAGTTTGTATTAGCTTCAAGCGATATAGGAGTTCCTCCGTGATTAGATAGAAGGCCACCACCTCCTGCGCCAGCGTAATCAGAGCCACCACCACCCGCTACAACTAAATAATCAACAGTAAGACCGCCTCCAGATAGGGATGCGTTAGATGTAGATAAAAATCTTTTACTTAACATATATTAGCTTTTAGATTGTTGCTCCAGCCGCAAAAGTTGCAACTGAATAGAAAAATACAGGGTTGGCTGCTTGGTCATCTACGCATTCAATTTGTAAAATATTGTCTACAGTTCCATCATAGTCAACCTCAGATAATTTATTAAATACACCAGTTCCCGTTCCAGCAGTTAGATATACTCCAAAGTCTCCTTTTAAGGGCCATACTGTAATTATTTGATTTAGTTTGTAGTTAGTTATATTTATAGTGTGTGCTCCTGTAATGTCACCGCTCAATTTGAAGCTTGAGCCTGTAGAACAGTCATAGTCAACCACTCCAGTCGTTGGTGTTATAGAACCTTGATTCTTGAACCTTGCAGATAGCTTATCATGGCTAACTCCAGCATCCTTAATAGATAGAGTTCCACTCACATTCTCTATAGTAACGTCATCTACAAGTAGAGAAGAAACTATGTCGGAAGCTAGGGCCAACTCTACCCAAGTTCCACTATGAGAGAAGTATAGTTTACCGTCCGCATGAGAATGAGCTACTGCTCCATGATAAGTGGTGGCATCTGGAAAAGCCGCTTGGTTAGCAAAAAGAAATCCTATCTTATTACCTCCAGCAGAATCTATGATTCCGTCTACAGTATTATTACCCTCTATAGTCAAGTCTCCAGCAGTATTTAAGTGAATACCTAAAGTATTACCATTACCATCTGTTAACTCCTTTAGAGTGCCTGTAGCAGTGTTATTATCAATAGTCTTAATAATACCTTGGTAGGTATCTTTTATTTGAGTTCCGTTAAAACTTGCCATAATTATTTTTTTATATATTCCAACCCCCGAAAGATATATCCTTCTGAGGCTTCATTTCATCTATTAGATTGGTAGTCAGGTACTCAGGGTACAAGTTATGAGCGTTAGCTCTCAAGTGATTAACCAGTCTAGTAGCATAATGCTGAGCAGTGTCTCTAGTGGCCTCCTTCATTCTATCAGTTTCACCACTCTCTATAGTCTCTCCATTCTCTGAACTCTTTTTGAATACTCCCTTATTTCCAATAGTGTACTGAGCAAAAGGTAAGAACTCTAAGAAGCTATACTGTACTAGCGTTGGCTTGATATACTCGTTAACTAAGATTAGATAGTCACCAGTTAAAGTACCAGCTACTATGTCAGCTCCTAGCTTGTCGTATAGTCTAGTACCTAATATACCTTGGACGTGAACGTCTTGAGCTATCTTTATAAAATGCTTAATCTTATCTAAGTCAATGTTTCCCGATAGAGGAGTACGCTTCACTATGTCCTCTCTTGTAATTAGTAGTGCTTTCATTTAATTTTTTCCTTTATATGCTGGATGGTGGCCTTTGTTAGCTTTGTCTATTTCAGCTTTAGCTACATCCTTATTATTTACTGGAGCTTTGAACCCTTGTTTTTTTGCTTGGTTAACATTAATCTTTTTAGTATTACCTAAACCTTTACCGCTATAAGGCTCTCCGTTCTTTTTAGTCTTCTTTTTATAGATACGGCGCTCCCATCCATGATAGCAGTTAACTCCGCCAGCATGCTTCCAAATTGAGTAAGCTTCACCATTATGGCCAAGCTCTCTATTCATTCCTGTCATTGCTAAAATATCTTCTTTGCGATAAACTTTATTTGCAGCTACTAAGGTTCTACAGAAGTCTCTAGAAGAAGACTTAGAGCTTTCACTCTTTGTAGTAGAACGATGTACGTAAGCGTATCTTACTTTAAATTCAGCAGTATCTTGTGCAGAGTGTTGCATAGCAGATAACTGTACAGAAGGCTTATTAAGGAACTTCTCGTAGTTATCACCTTCTTCTTCATCCATGTCAACTTCGGAAGAAACTAATTCGAAATTTTCATCTTCATCTTCACCTAACTCATTTAAAGAATCCAACCAGAGAGCTTGTACGTCCTCCAATGTTGAGTCTGCAGATAACTTAGTACCTTTATTAGAAACGTCCTTAGAATCGTCCTTAGACCCCTTAGATTTAACTCCTGTTCTTTCTTCTTTCTCTGCATTATTTTCTAAGTCCTCATCTTCATTAAACTCGATAGGCTGAATAGTTACAAAGTACATATCCTTCACACCTCCATTTAATTCTAAAACTTCCTCAAGAAATTCTATAACTTCGTTTTGAAATGGTTTGATTACTGTAGAGTTGAATAATTGGCTAGAAGTTTGAATCTCATCTGCATTATTTCCTAATCCTGAAGCTCCATCCTTAATACCTAAAAGCATTGGAGAAGTAATTCTGTGGCCCACAAGTATTTTGTTTCTAGCTTCAGTAGCTAAGTACTCGTAGTGAGCAGGTGCATCATTAAGAGGTAAATCTTCTACAGTAGTCTTATTGTCTTTAGATTCATTGAAAGCTACAATAACTTTCTCTCCTCGAGCTCCTGTTAGTTTCTGCTTTACATCTCTAGTAATTAAGTCTCTCTGCTCTTTAGAAGGAGTCCCATTGTTAAAGTTAATAACCTTAGTCCCCGAGAATCCATTCTGAATATCGTTAAGGTGGTAGTTACTTATTTGTCCTTCTAATTCTGCATAGCCTAAGCAACCGCTATAGTCTACAGGGCTAAAGTAAGTATGGCCTGAAAGGTAAGGTTTAAGTATGTATAGTTCGATAGATTCTTTAGAGTTTCCGAATGTAGGGATTCTTTTAAGTGCATCTATATTATTATAGTTCTTCCAGTCATGGTGATAAAAGTAAGCCTCAATCTCACCCATAGAGTTAGCCTTCTCAGGTCTCAAAGTGTGGATAGGGAAATGCTTAATTTCTTTAACCTTTCTAGAGTTTCCGCTTCCAGTGTAAATAATCTGAGCTGCAGATTGTCCTAATAGCTTTCTCTCCAAGATAATCTTCTTTAAATCCTTTTGCTTTACTATTTTAAGTAAGTCTAGAACTTCTTGAGAATCTGGCTCTTTCTCTAGGATAGATAATCCTTCTCCGTATATATGCTCAGATATTGAACGGATGGCCGCATTAGCAGTAGCTGAATGAAGATAGGTTTCAATAAGAAACGAATAATAATCGTTATCTTCACCATAAGCAACGAAACCCTTTCTTGGGTCTGCTATAGCTTCTGGAGTCTCGTAAGAGCTTAAATTAATAATGTTTAGCATAGTTTAGAATAATATGAAGTCATTCCCACTAGTGGTAGTGGTCGTGTAGTCTCCATCGTTAATTGAATAATTTTGAGTGGTTTGGTCTGTAGCTAGTACAGTTCCTTTATATAGCTCATTTCCTTCTGGGCTATTTACTGAGATAATATAGGTAGAACCCTCTTCTAGTGCAGGGTCTATAGTTATAGTTGCAGTCTGATAGTATCCTTGCTTTGTAACTGTAGCAGATACATCAAAGCTATTTGTCTGGCCCTCCTTAGTGAAAACTATAGTAGCAGTATCTACGTCCGCTCTAGGAGTGAAATATAATACTTGCTCTAATGTATTAGGCTGTAGGGTGGTCATATCTTTATTTTTATTAAAAACAACTAGGCCAGTGATTTGTTAGCTTTAGTTTAAAGCATAAAAAAAGCCCTACCTAAGTAGAGCTCTAGTTATAAAGTAATGAGTAAAATTATACTCCTACAGTGATAGCG